ACAGGACATTGCAGCCCAGAGAAATAAGGGTACCCGGCCGGTATATCCCTAAAGCGGGCTGAAGTTAATCGTAGCCGATCCTTAGCGGGATCATATGGCAGGAAGATTAACTCATGCGCGAGCAGGCAGTAAGCAAAATACTTTACTATGGCTGTTGACTAGCCCGATAAGGCACTCTAAAGCCTGAACTGGGAAAACTTATTTCTAGTCAACATCCGTAATTGCGCTGCTCACGCTGAACCTATAAACTCTAGGCTGGTGACTAGGCTGGGGTCGTACCCCGTAAAGATATTCGACTGTACAACGTGAACAGTGAAGTCTAGAGCAAGCAGGAATGAGCACCTGCATATAATAGTTCCCGCCACGCTTATATAGTCGTATCCCTAGACTATACCGCGCACCAGTGCGATAAAAGTTACGAGTGATGGTGGACTACGTAACTGGACAATCAAGACCTGCGGGCCGTCGCCCAATAGTAACAAGATACTATGAAGCCACTTTAGGGAGTGGGGCCATAGTTCAACTCATACTCGTGATTTGAACTATGGTTTTTTGGAGATAATAATGAGTCGTACTCTAAAAGATAAACCGCACACTGTAGCGTATCCAGAAGATCACTACTTATACGATGCTATTCGTGTAGATACTAGTAGCTTTGGTTTTCGTTACATACAAGTTGCGGGCAAGAAAACTAAAAAGCGTAGAAACTACTGTCATTTTCGCTGGTATAGCACAACACCTAGCTGGTGGACTCGTATTACTATGAATCGTCCACAGCGTCGTCGTGGCCGTGTATGGGAGCACGCAGTGCTCAAGACCACAGACCTAGAGCTAGTAGATCCGCCCGCAGTAGGACGTAAACCACACGTATATTATTATTAAGGGCTGCTAGTGATAATGGGAGCACGGTGCCTTTGCACGGCATAGGTCGGAGTTCGATCCTCCGGCGGTCCACCATAAAAGATTTGGGAACCAACCCAAACAGCCCCCGTAAGGGGAATTTAAACACACGGAGATGTGTATGATGGCATATAACGGATTAGACATTATTTCAGTCGATGTTCCGCTAATGCTTAGATTGATGGAATTTGCGCGCGAAGATGCTAAACACGATAAAGATTTGCACTTTGTAGCAGAACACCTAATCAGGCTAATGCAAACAAATACTCTCCTCACTATGAAACACTATGACACAATAGTTGATAGAGGGGGTTTTTAATGGGCGATAAATATTACAAGTTCGTAGAGATTGAGGTTAGCCCTAAACTCATGAAAAAACTCTTAGAACATATCAAAGATCCAAACGTAACGCAAGATCATATAAACTATATGATGGAAAACTTGATGTGGTTAAGTAAACACGACGAGTGCCTTACCCTAGATGAGTACGAAGTAATCACAGAGAAACCCATAGTTAGTTAATTATGGTCGGCAGCTAGGCTTGCCGGCCTAGTAGCCGTTTAACTCCACAAACAATAATAAAAAACGGAGAACAAAATGGCAGAATCAATCACACCTGCAGGCATGATGATGAGTGGCGGCGGCGACGGTCTTTTCGGAGGCGGCGGTCTTATTGGCGGTCTTATCCTAGGCTCGCTCCTACGCAACAATGGTAATCTCTTTGGAGGAGATGGCGCAGCTGCTGGAGCAACTCTACGTAGTCCGCCTGAGCAAGTTCAAGCCAACATGAGCCTAATGCAGAGCATTGGTCAAGTAGACAAGGCAGTAGCTGTTAGTACAGCAGCCATGGAAGCGTCACAAGCCAATCAAACCATTGCTTTTACAAACCAGCTCAATGCACAAACAGGCTCATTGGCAACTCGTGTTGACGGTACCAAAGAAGCAGTTAATGCGACCGCTATGCTGCTTTCACAGCAACTTAATGGCGTACAACAACAAGTAATGGAAAACCGTTACCAGTTGGCACAAGACATTAACAATGATGGTGACAAGACTCGTGCCTTAATCACTAGTCAATACGAAGCCACTCTAAACCGTCAACTCAGCGATGCTAATGCAAACATTATTGCACTGCAATCTCGTTTTGATACCGCAGAGCGTACACGTGGTGTAGAGGTCAATACAACAACCACTGTTAACCAGATGCAACAGCAAGCTCAACAGCAACAACAATACGGTCAGCTTTACAATGCTCTCTGGGCCCTTGCTCAAAACATTCAGAATACTAACTCAGCAATCAATGTTGGTAGTGGAACACAAACCGCTAATCCAGCAAACACAAATACAAATATTAGATAATCTCTAATTAACGGTTGGCCCCCCACGTTCAAAAGACCTGGGGGCGCTTTTTATAGGAGATTATTGTGCAAAGACAAAAACAACACTTATTGCCACCATTTATGTGGCAAAAGCAAGGGTTTGCTCTTGTTCCTGCTCCGCCCCTGCCGCCTCCAATCATGGAAGATAATGACTTATTTATCAACTATGGCATAGGCACGCCCGGACCACCCGGTCCACCAGGACCACCTGGTCCTCAGGGTCCGGAAGGACCACAAGGACCACCAGGCTCACTAGCAGATGTGCCTGTGCAACTCATAGATACGCCAACCTATAGTGCTACCACAGATGAGTACTTTTTAGGCGTAATTTATAATGGTGCAGTAACGGTTACACTTCCTAGTGGAACCCTTGGCAAAGTGTTTATTATCAAAGATAGTGCGGGGGATGCTAATACAAATCCAATTACTGTGACTACTACAGGCAGTAGTATTGATGGCGAATTAACTTATGTTTTAGACACAGACTGGGGCAGTATTGGTTTGGTCTATAATGGCATAGAATGGAATGTAGTATGAGCTATAATCAAGCACTAGCAAGTACCACAGACTATGGCGTAATCAAAGTAGGAAGTGGATTAAGTGTAACAAATGGTATTGTTACTGCAACTAGCAGCAGTTTTGGCGAATATGGATTTGTTAATAGTAGTACCCCACAAACTAATCCAGTTGCTAATCAGGTTAATGTTATTACATTTGATACATTAGGCCCAGCTAATGGAGTAAGCATAGGCGGCGGCGGTAACAATATCACTGTTGCAAATGCAGGTATATATACTCAAATATTTACACTTATAACCACAAAAACCAGCGGTGGCACAGCCACACTAAGTATATGGTTACGAAAAAACGGTGTAGATATAACAGGCTCAGCACAAGAGTTACAACTAACAAACGTATTATCTATAGTATTCTTAAGCGGTAATTATACACTGAGTTTAGCAGCAGGAGATAACATACAAACCTGTTGGAGTAGTCCAGATATAACTACTGGTTTTAGCCCACTAGCTGCTCAAGTAAATCCTGTTAGACCAACAGGTTATGCAGTCAAGGTTACACTAACAAGGATAGGATAATATGAGTATAACTTATGATACTAGAACTATTACAACAACACCCGCCACAATTGATAAAGACGATGAGGTTATATTTAGTAATGTAACAACTGCGTCATCACTGGTACTACCAAGCCTATCTGGAAGTAATACTGGTAAAACTTATTATATCAAAGATTTTTCAGGTAATTCAAAAATAAATCCTATAACTATTACTGCACCCAGTGGAAAAACCATTGATGGTGCAAGTTTTGCAATATTAAATACTCCATATAGCCGCGTACTACTTACTTACGACGGCACTAACTGGAAGAGTATAGCAGGGTAATTTTCAGTGCCAACAATAACAATAACAGGAGAAAATCCATGGCATATAATTCACCATTAACCTCAACCACCAACTACGGTGTAGTAAAGGTTGGATCAAATATTACAGTTACTAACGGCGTTATTTCTGTTGTAGGAAATGAAACTGTTAATACACAGCTAGTCAACAACGCAGCAAGTCCCTATACCCTAGACAGTGCAGGTACTACTCCAAATTACTACTTAGGCGTAGTAGGCACTGGAGCTGCGATTGCTATTAACCTAACTGCCGGTGTAGACGGTAGAACAGTAGTTATCAAAAGCGAAGCTGGACAAACCAGCGATATTACCGTTACGCCCAATGGTGCAGAAACCATTGAAAATGCAGCAAGCTACACAATATTAGCCGCCACAGATGGAGCAATTACACTAGTGTTCCGCGGAACAAATTGGAACGTAATATAAGGAGGACGGTATCGATAACACTACTATAGATGAGGCGGCTGCACTATAGTAGATTACATGCGGGTGTGACTGCTCTCAAATTACAGTTAAATAAAAAGTAGTAAAAATGTCAGCTTTAAAAATTCATAAATACTGGTGCCCAAAACAAGAACAAGATTACAAAACCATAATGCAAGCTGTAGATGACTTGGGTGCAGCTAGTCTTGCTCTAGCAACTAACGGTGCTCAAGCCTATACACAGTTCCTACAAGCCCGCGATCAATTTCAAGAATGTTTTACAGAGATAACTAAACACTATCGTTATGTAGAACAAGACAGTTAAAATTTTAATATTGAACTATGCAATCTAGTTTGCTATAATATTACTTTGGCGTTGATTAAAACTGCAAAGTAATTTATATTTAATTTAGGTATATCATGAAACTAAAACCTCGTAATCCGTATGTGGCACTAGCCCGCAAACGTAGGGCGGGTTCACATACCAAAACCCATAAACAAGTTCGTGGTCAACTAAATCGCAAACTAGATGCATAAGTTAATGGAAGGGTTGCTAATATTGGCCTTAGGGCGAGCCTTATAAACTCGTAAGCACTGTCCAGATAAGGCAGTTAATGTGGGTTCGATTCCCACCCCTTCTACCATAACCTAGTGAGTTGGCTGAGTGGCTTAAGGCAGCGGTTTGCTAAACCGTCGATTCGGGTCAACCGGGTCCGTGGGTTCGAATCCCACACTCATTGCCACGGAGAATACTATGAACTACTCTACAGAAACGCTTATAGCAGCCTTAGATGCTATAATTACTAAAGCAAAAAATGTTAAAAGGGGCGATAGCGTTAGTTGGAATTCAAGCGGCGGTACTGCTCGTGGCAAAGTTACCAAAGTAATTACTAATGGCGAGGAACAAATCCCCGGTAGTAGTTTTAAAATTACAGGAACGCCAGATGACCCAGGTGCTTTAATCAGAGTGTACAGGGAACAAGATGGCGAGTACAAGCCTACAGATACTATTGTAGGGCATAAAACAAAAACTCTAACAAAAATTCCTGCACTGGATTAACCATGCCTTGCTATAAATGCGCAAACGGTAAGTACAAATATGGTCAACGTGGCAACTGCCAGTTTGACACACTAGAGTCATGTAAAGCTGCTGAAGCAGCTATTCATGCTCGTGAAGGTGACAAGGGCAAGAAACCTTACCCTAAACCGCCGAAAAAATAAGCACCTATCGTCTAGCGGCCTAGGACAACTCCCTTTCACGGAGTAGATCGGGGGTTCGAATCCCCCTAGGTGTGCCATACTCGGTGTAGCTTAGTCCGGCTTAAAGCGCCTGCTTTGGGAGCAGGAGATCGTGAGTTCGAATCCCACCCCCGAGACCAATCCTGGTTAGCTATAGAACCTAAACCGCTATAGCCGTTACTAGCCGCGGCAGTGCTAGCGTCATCCATAACAGACGATACGGGTTATGCCGGACAGGTAACCGGCTTTTTTCTTTTACACACACAACACATAAGGAAGTATCATGACAACTAAAAATCCGTACGAAATTCGCACTGAGTTGCTGCAACTTGCTCAGGGCTATCTTCAACAACAGTTTGAAGCTAATAAACAATTTGCAGAGCAAACCTTTCACCAGATGGTAGAGCTTGGCAAGGTTCAGCCCGAAGATTGGGCTACGCATATGCCCAAGTTTTATGATTTTAAAGATATTCTAGAGAAAGCCAAAGAGCTATACGGCTTTGTAAATAATGAAAGTCGCTGATATGTGGCAGCGCGTCCTGGAATTTGTTCGTCCGTACACATTCGAGGATTATGTCAAAGAATACGGCCCTAAAGACCACAAAGAACTAGAAGATCTAGAAAAGCGCTGGCTTACTACTAGTAACTGGTTCAATCGCTCACAGTAACAGGTTTCGCGGGATAGAGTAAAGGTAATTCAGGAGTCTCATAAGCTCCAGATGGGGGTTCGATTCCCTCTCCCGCAACCACTAACCTCCTCATGGTGTAATGGCAGCATCACAGTCTCCAAAACTGTTGGTTGCGGTTCGAGTCCGTATGGGGAGGCCAAGAAAATTTTTGTCTTGACCCTAAATCGCAGATTTGCTATAATATTATTTCTGTGACAATTTAGGAATCCAAATGCAAGCATTAAATCAAGTTACTAGTCCCATGTTCTTGTTGCCTGCCTATGGTCGCCAGTATAAGACTCGTGAGCAAGCGCTCCGCGACTGGCAGGGTGGCAAAGACTTTCAAATTGAAGGCGGACCCTACTGCTCGATCCGCGACCTTGACCTAATGCACCAGCAGTTCCAAAATATCTATATCCTCTACGACAGGGGAACTGTACTAGTCTGATCTAAGCCCCGGTGGTGAAATAGGTAGACACAAGGGACTTAAAATCCCTCGCTGAAAATGCGTGCCGGTTCGAGTCCGGCTCGGGGCACCATACACTTAGGAATCTGAATGAAGTATCCATACGCTACACTTAATATGTGCCTAAAGAGTATGCTAGGCTCACAAGAACTAGTAGATCGGTGGTACGAATCACCTAATCGTGCATTTGGTATGCAAACTCCACTCCAAATGTTGGAGTCAGGGGATGAACCTCGTAGAACAGTATACCGGTACATTCTAGCACAGCTTAATTATATTCCACAGTAGCTCAGCGGTAGAGCAGTTGACTGTTAATCAATTGGTCGTTGGTTCGATCCCAGCCTGTGGAGCCAAGTGGGGTATAGTGAAACGGTATCACACAGGATTTTGATTCCCATATTCTTGGTTCGACTCCAAGTACCCCTGCCATAATCATGAAACAATTCGACCTAGACGAAATTAAACAGTTTATTAGTGCTCAGAGTCCAGACACCAAGGTATACTTAGGTGCAGATAGTGAGCGTATAAGTGGTGGCGACTGCTGGATGGCTGAATACTATCTAGCTGTTGTAGTTCATCTCGAAGGCAAACACGGCTGTAAAATATTTGGTCAAATTACTCGTGAGCGAGACTACGACCAGCGCCGAGACAAACCTGCACTACGACTCATGGGCGAAGTCTACAAAGTAGCCGAGCTATTTAATGAGCTAAGCGACGTCCTACAAGATCGTCATGTAGAAGTACACCTAGATATTAATCCAGATGATCGTTACGCAAGTTCACAAGTAATTTCGCAGGCTATTGGATATATTCGCGGTACCTGTAATATAGAAGCACAAGTTAAACCTCAAGCATTTGCAGCAAGTTACGCAGCAGACCGACTAAAATTTATTCTTTCAAACTAAAATGACTAAAGACCGCTTTGACCTTGAACAAGAAATCCTAGATTGCTGGCATATCACCGATGATCTGCAGACTATTATGGAAACAGATAGTCTTGAACTTAGTGACGATGTGCATAATCTTTTACTTGGACTTAAGACTCTTTATCACCTTAAGTTTGAGCGCACCTTTGCAACATTTGAGCAACTAGTTACCCAACGCAAACTAGATCCGCGAATTATGTAGATGTGACCCGAAAGGCTAGGGACTGGATTGCAAATCCAGTATATGCAGGTTCGAGTCCTGTCGTCTACTCCACACCGCCCCTTTAGCTCAGTGGTAGAGCAATCGCCTTGTAAGCGATAGGTCATCAGTTCGAATCCGATAGGGGGCACCACTAAGTATAATCATGAACGAAGAACTTAAAGATTCACTAAGTGAAATTGGCGAAGCTTGGAATAAAGCTATGCTAAATATTGAGCTGGCTAGTGAGGAGTATTGGAATAGTTTAACCAAAGAGCAACAGCTTGATGCATTCTGTGCAGTGTGTCGTCGCATCTACAAAGGTGATATTGAGGACAAGGGCACTTACAGGTATGTTCTCTACAATGTGTTTGAGTTCGGGCCAGAAGCCTATGCTCCTGCACAGATGGCAGGATACCTGACTATACATAATAGCATTTTTGATGCTGAACATGATGACAACTTGCTAACTAAATTTGCTGAGTTTTGTGGTCTTGACCAAGCAAAAGTTAGTGAGTTCTGGAATCAGCATTCTTGGGCACAAGATATAGGATAAATACTATGGCTTGGGTATGGATTATACTATTTTCTGTGTTAGGCACTGGCGGCGAGCACGGAACTAGAGGTGCATACTCTAGCAGAGCTGAGTGCGAACAAGCACTAGCCAAACTTAAACTAGACTACGAAACTAAAGGTAAAACCCTAGTTGGTAGTTGTAGTGTTACGCAAAAGAAGATATAGTTGTATGAAGTTAACCCAAAGGTGCTTTGGACGCGGGTTCGACTCCCGCCTGGTCCACCAGAAACATTTTTGTCCATGTATTTGGGAACGGAAAGATAAACCGTGAGAATGTTTCTGATGGGCCAGTCATGGTTTCGACAGGGTGCAGAGTAGGAAGATGGACAACTCGGCAATGCAGAAGCCGTAGGGCTGGGACTACCCGGCTAGAGAAGCAAACAAACTAAACGCAAACGATGAAACGTTCGCATTAGCCGCCTAAACTCGGCTTAGGGTTCCAGGTTATCCTCGTAACAGAAAACCTGGACTTAAATGGCCATTTGGCATTTTTATTAACAATTCTTGCTCAACCGAGGAGAATAAGATGACACTAAAAGATATTAATAAATACTTTCTAGGCTTTGATGAAGCCCAAGATCGCATTAACAAATTGCATACGCAAATGATTGCTAAGGCAAATGTTAATTATCCGCCATACAATGTTCGTAAAGCTGAAGATCACAAGTATCTCCTAGAACTAGCTGTTGCTGGTTTTAAGGAGAGTGAGATTAGTCTCGAAGTATCAAAAGGCGAACTTGTAATCACTGCTCAAAAGTCTGAGCAGGAAGAAGATAAAGATTATACAGCTTGGATTCATCAAGGTATTGCCTACAGAGGCTTTACTCGTAGCTTTTTCCTAGACAATCAGTATGAAGTCCTACATGCCGAGCTTAAAGACGGCTTGCTAAAGGTTTACTTAGGCTTGCAAGAAACCCTGAAGCCTAAGCGTATTCCTATTGGTGGACAACAACAGCTTGATCTTTAGAAGCGTGGTCGAGGGGTTTAAGGCACCGGTCTTGAAAACCGACGATTCCGTAAGGGGTCCGTGAGTTCGAATCTCACCGCTTCTGCCAACATAGAGGGTGCCCAGCACCCTCTACTTCTTAGATTTGCGCCAATGAACCAAACAAAAATTCCACCCAGTGCTGGCTACCTTATTCCCCTACCAACTAAAATGTTCCTAAATTGGACTGTGGACGAGTGGGGATTCTGGGACGTACAAGTGCTTGTATTAGAGTAAAATGATTACTCCTTGTATTAAAGTATGTAAGTTAGACCCTAAACTAGAGCTATGTATAGGCTGCTGGAGAACTAGGGAAGAAATCCAAGACTGGACAGCATACACAGACAAACAACGAGAACAAGTAGTTAATAAACTATTCTATAGACAAGTTAGGTATACTAGCGGGTATAGTGTTTAACGGTTAGCACGCCAGTCTTCCAAACTCGAAGTGAGGAGTTCGAATCTCCCTACCCGCTCCATGAAAAAAATTATACTATCCCTGTTCGATTATAGTGGCAATTGGCCTAAATACTACCGCGACAGCGGATTATATGACGTATATCAAGTAGACGTTAAACTTGGTCTTGATATACTTGATATAACTCCCGGCGACTTACCACAACCCATACACGGTATCCTAGCGGCTCCACCTTGCACAGACTTTGCTAGTAGTGGTGCTCAGTACTGGGGGCAAAAAGATACCAATGGTCGTACCCAGCAGAGCTTACAACTGGTAGATAAAACCCTAGAGATTATAAGTTATCACGAGCCCCAGTGGTGGGTGATTGAAAATCCTGTGGGTAGACTAGCAAAACTTAGACCAGAACTAGGCACTCCATGGTACTTTCAGCCATGGTGGTTTGGTGACGCCTACACCAAGAAAACAGGATTGTGGGGCACATTTAATCGTGACCTGCCTCAATCACCAGTTGATCCCGACCCTAAATCGCCAATAATGCAATTAGGTGGTAAATCAGAACGAACTAAAGAATTGCGTAGTATGACTCCACTAGGCTTTGCCCTAGCTTTTTACCTAGCAAATCCCTAGTACCTTAGCTCAGTGGTAGAGCATCTCGTTTACACCGAGAGGGTCGTGGGTTCGAAACCCTCAGGTACTACCAAAACTTAAACTTGCACAGGCCCAGTCAGTGTGATATAATATAAAAATGTCACACAGGCTGGGCATTATTTTTAAGGTTTAAAAATGAGCAATGTATTTTTTGCTAGTGACCATCACTTTCATCACGAGAACATCTTAAAGTTTCTTAGAAGTGACGGCACACAACTACGTAGTTTTAATGGCATTAACCATATGCACGAGCACATTATTGCTCAACACAACAGTGTGGTCAAACCTGATGACAAAGTATACTTCCTAGGCGATGTTTGCATGACTAAGAATGCAACAGGACTAGAAATTCTAGGTCGTCTTAACGGTATAAAAATATTGATCCGTGGTAATCACGACGAGTGTAAGCTAGCACAGTATGCACAATACTTTGATGATGTTCGTGGAGTATGCCATAGGTACGGTGTAGTAATGACTCATGTGCCTATACATCCAGAGAGTTTGGATCGCTGGGGCACTAACTTACACGGACACCTGCACTACAAACGAGTGCTCTTACCAAACGGCCACCCAGACCCACGTTACATAAATGTTAGCATGGAGTGCCTTGACAACTATACTCCGGTCAGCCTAGCAGATATAAATAAAAGGATTGCAAAAAGTGCAAAATAAAAGTTGGCCGTGGCCACGTAGCTCAGAAACCCTAACTAATACTAACACACAAAATACTGTAGAATATGCAGGGGTTCCTGTCAGCAAACAAACCGTACTTACACTCAAAGATCCAGGTTGGATTGTTGCTGTGTTTTTTGGTGTTCTACTTTTCATGCCGCTGCTGTGGGCAGCATTTATGTAACCTATACGGGCCTCTAGCTCACGGTGGTTAGAGCATCCGACTCATAATCGGCAGGTACTGGGTTCGACTCCCAGGGGGCCCACCAATACTATGAATAATATTCCACAATTAGCACAAATTATTGAACTAGCACAAGAGGAAGAAGTTAACGATCCTATTGACTGGGGTATGCTAAGCGTAGATGAAAACAGTGCTTATTTGCTAATCGCAAACGGACTAGTAGACCTGTTTGGCTATCCTGAAACTGAACGAGAAATGCTAATCTTAGCTACTCTAGTCAGAACAACAGTAGAAAACTTTACCCTAAATCTTAAACTACTAGGAGATCCAAGTTGAGCAAATATATTGTAGCTAGCTACATGAATCATACCGGAACTGTAGATCAAAAAATCATACACGCGGATACAGATTTTGATGCTGTAGTTAACTACTTAGGCGCAAAACCGCCCGGTATTGCTACCCTAGACAAACTCTTAGAGTGGTGTACAGATCAAGATATTGCAATTAACTTTATTGAAATTAACTAAGGAAACACAAATGAAAATCTTTTTTGGCGCAGTAGACTACGATCCCAGCGAGCTTGATGCAGATGAGCTGTTTACTACTGATGAAGCACCTACTAAATACTTTTATTACGAGCTTGAGTGGGGCACTAATAACGGTGGTATGGAAGACGTAATGTTGCGTGATACCTGTGATCGAGAAGTTCCAGTTAGCATTGACCATATTAATGAACTTATTGATGCACTAGTTCGTGTACGGGATATGAACGATGATATTAAGCGCGGCAAAGAGCTTGAAGAAAAGGTAGAGGGAGATAGTGAAGAAGTAATTGGCGATTGCTGGTAATCTATGCATGAAATTATTATAGTATATTTTTCAATTGCACTAGCTACTAGCATTGTTAGTTGGTGGTTTATGTTTAGACCTTTAGTTAGAGAGGCTATTCAGGCAGGAGTAATTAATGATATTACTCGTAGTCCCAAGTTAAGCTCTGTAGTGTTTATTTTGCTAAACACACTAATGGCTCCTATCATACTTCCAATAGTATTTATTCCATCAATGTTTGAATCAGCTAGAGCAGGAATGCGGCGAGCAATTAACGAAGATTAAAAAATTTAATCTTGAATCGTGTGCCATATATTGCTATAATATTATTTCTTCATTAGGAAAACACAGACTATGAAACTTGTAGAATTCAATTACACAAAACAAGATGGTTCCCAATCACAACGTGCTGTTATGGTACTGCAAGAACCTCAGCGTAATTACGCTGGTATTGATCTCACTCAACTTGATGAGTCTAGCTTTGCACTTTTCTTGGACGAGTATCGTCAAGTAAAGAATCGTCAACATGAAGAAATTATGCAGCTAATGGCTCGCCATGATCTTAAACACAATTATCGGCAGTTTGTTCCTGATCGGATGCAAATTACCGAAACTACTTTAGTATGACAGATAAACCATTTAGAATATGGGATGCCATAACACTTCAAGAAGCAGCTAAAATCGCCATTCAATTAGGCGCAATTATTGACGAAACTTGCCGACAAAATAAAACTATTCCAGCTATGTTACCACCTAGCTTAATACCAACAGAAAAACTCTACATTTTAGCCGCAAGTTTTGATGCAGCATATAATAAACTAATTGAATACGAACTTACAAAAACCGGAAACTTACGCTCTGACAAAGACAATATACACTAAGGATTAAAAATGACTCAATGGACTCCTGAACTTAAAGAACAAGTTGTTAAAATGTATCAAGATGCTGATCCTAGCCCTGAGAGCAGCACTGAGATTATCAAAGACATTGCTGACGAGATCGAAGCCTCACCTAACGGTGTTCGCATGGTTCTTGTTCAAGCTGGTGTCTATGTTAAGAAAGAAGCCTCTGCTAGCACTAGCAAAGGCGGCAGTACCACCAAAACCGGCGAAGGCACTAAGCGTGTAAGCAAAGAAGCAGCTATTGCTGAGCTTACCAAAGCTATCGAAGCTAAGGGTGCTCCTATCGACGAGGATATTCTTGGCAAACTGACTGGTAAAGCTGCTGTTTACCTGTTGAGTGTTATCAAGGCTTAATATTCCGGGCAGCCCTTGCTGCCCTTATTTTTCGAGGTTATAGGCTATGGCAAAGAAACGATCAGCTCTTGAACAAGAGCGTATGACAGACACTAATCTACAAAAGGTTATTGGTCTACTTGAGCCTAAGGATGCCAACACTAAGCCTATAACCAAAAAAGAAGCCTGCGCGATTCTAGGCATGAACTACAATACTAGTCGCCTAGAAACCCTTCTTGAACAGTTCAAAGAGCGTCAACGTCGAGATGGTGAGCGTCGGGCAGCACTACGTGGAAAACCTGCGACCCAACAAGAAACCGGATTTATTATTCGTGAATATCTTGAGGGTAATACCATTGAGGGTATTTCTAGGTCTACGTATCGTGGTAGTGAATTCATTAAACGAATTCTAGAAGAAAACCACGTTCCAAAACGAAATAGTTCTCACGACTATTTTCATCCACAGCTTATTCCTGAAGGCGCAATGCAGGATAAGTTTGAGGTAGGAGAAACTGTATATAGCAGCAGATACGATTCTACTGCAAAGATTATTACAGAGCTACCACATCCTACTTATGGCTGGGTTTATCGTGTATGGCTAACTAATGAAAAGTGGTTACAGTATGCCTATCAACCAGCCTGTGAATTAGCCTCTCTTAAGCACTTAAAAGAAGTTGGAGTTCAATTCTAATGGATAATAACATTATCTATGAAAAACTTATAGAAGAAAACTTGGAAAAAGGCTTTCAGATCAAACTGGTGGTCAATGACTTCAGGGAAACAATCTATATTCAACTCCGAAAATACTTTTTAAGCTATGAAGGCGAGTGGGTTGCCAGCCGAGAAGGTGTAAGTTTTCCAGCTAGTATGGAGAATATTTACAACCTTCTTGACGGCATGATGGAAATCTGCTCTGAAGCAGAGGGTGAGGAAATCATTGAGCACTACCATAACCAGCTCAAGAAATCCTAACTTGACCACACGACCCTAAACTGTTATAATATTAAACTCTTGTGAAAGTTTAACATGACAAACAAACTCAAAGAATTTCTTGACACAGCAAGCAAGCACTATTACGACGGCTGGCCTATTATTAGTGACAAGCAGTTTGATAGTCTTGCAGAGTTAGTTGGGTACGGCGAGGTAGGTAGTGCTCCGCAGACCAACAAGGCTAAACACTTTAGGCAAATGTATAGCCTGCAGAAATTCTATGAGGATGAGGGTCAGCGTAATCCACTAGAAGGCGTTCGGGAAGTTAGCGTTACTCCCAAACTTGATGGCGCAGCCATCTCACTGCTTTACATCAACGGCGAGTTAGTTCAAGCACTTACTCGTGGCGATGGAGTAGAGGGTCAACTGATTACTGACAAGCTCTTGTCAACTAATCTAGTACTGCATAAAATTCCGTACACGCCTATTCTCCAAATTACCGGAGAAATTGTTGCTCCAAGCCATGTTGAAAATAGCCGAAACTATGCCGCTGGCTCGCTTAATCTAAAGGATCTAGACGAATTTAGAACGCGAGCCATTAGTTTCTTTGCCTATGGCGTATTCCCGCACTGGTCAGACTCATACTCGCAAGATATGAAATGGCTTCGTAAGCAGGGTTTTCAAACTGTCTTGGAAGCAGACTTAGATAAAATTTATCCTTGTGATGGTGTAGTATTCCGGTGTGACTCAAACCAAGAGTTTGAAGCCTTGGGCTATACTAGCAAGCATCCCCGCGGTGCCTACGCTAGAAAAGAACGGGCTGAACACGTAGAAACTACACTCTTAGGCGTAGAATGGCAAGTAGGTAAAACTGGCAAGGTTACCCCTGTGGCTATTCTAGAACCTGTTATGATTGGCGATGCACAAGTGAGCCGAGCTACCCTAAACAATCCAGGCTTTATCGAAGCACTGGGCCTTGAAATTGGCGACAGGGTAGCTGTAATCAGGGCTGGAGAAATCATTCCCTGTGTGCTGCACAAAGTAGATGCCTAAATTTATCAGGCTCGGGCAAGTAAAATTTAGACTTGCTAAGCCTATACAATTAGTGTATAATATTTATATTCTGTTGGATAAAACCCCATGAAAATCACGATTCCTACAAATTGTCCGTGTTGTGAATACCCACTTGAGTGGGTTAATGACCAGCTGTTTTGCCGGAATCAGGCTTGTAGTGCTCAGCTTGATAAAAAGTTAGAACACTTCTGCAAAACCCTTGGTATCAAGGGCATGGGTTCTAAGACTATAGAAAAACTAGAACTGGCAGATATTACTGAACTCTACTACCTAGAGGAAAGTGAGATTGCTGAGTGCTTGGGCAGTGAGCGTATGGCTGAGAAACTGATTGATGAAATCAATCGCAGCCGTAGTGCAAGTCTAGCCGAAGTCCTAGCAAGTTTTAGTATTCCCTTAATTGGTAATACCGCATCACAGAAAGTTTCTAAAGTAATTAGTCATATTGACGAACTTACCGCAGAAAAATGCCGTGAAGCTGGTTTAGGGGAAAAAGCCACCGAAAATCTTATGAATTGGATTCAAACAGATTTTCAAGAAATGAGAGAATTTCTGCCGTTCTCATTTCACTCTAACCATGTAGTAGATGCCCTAGAAGATAGAAAAACTATTTGTATTACTGGTAAACTAAAAAGTTTCAAAACAAAACAAGAAGCATACGATCAACTTGAACAGCTTGGATTTAAAATTTCCGAAACTGTAACCAAATCCCTAGACTTTCTAGTTGACGAATCTGACAAATCTAGTTCTAAGCGTAAACGTGCCGAAGAACTAAATATTAAAATTATCACAGACCTACAACAATTTTTGAAAGAAAATAAAGATGACTGAAAAAGCTAAAAAATGGAATGACGAGGTTGTTGACCAACTGCTTCAAATCGTTGGTAGCCAAAGCCCCGTTAGCGTATCTAAAGTTGAAGAAGCCGCCGAAACCCTTGGATTCACTACTCGTAGTATCGCTGCTAAACTCCGCCAGCTAGACCGTGATGTTGCTAGCATGGCCAAAGAAAAGACCACTGCCTTCACCGAAGACGAGACTGATGATCTTGCCAACTTTGTTGAAGATAATGTTGGTCGTTATACCTACAAAGAAATTGCAGAACACTTTGCTGATGGCAAGTTTACTGCTAAACAGATTCAGGGTAAACTTCTTGCCCTAGAGCTTACCGGCGCTGTAAAGCCTGCCGAGAAAGTTGAAGTTGCTCGTACTTACACAGAAGCTGAAGAAGCAAAATTTGTTCAAATGGCTGAGCGCGGTGCCTTTATCGAGGATATTGCTGCTGCCCTTAACAAGACTGTTGCAAGTGTACGTGGCAAGGCTCTTAGCCTTACTCGTAAAGGTCAAATTGCTAAGATTCCCGCACAACGTGAGTCCCATGCTAAAGATCAGGTTGATCCTATCGTTGCTCTTGGTAGTCGTATTGCTACTATGACTGTAGCAGAGATTGCTAAAGAAGTTGATAAGACTGAGCGTGGTCTTCGTACCCTTCTTACCCGCCGCGGAATTAATGTTGCCGATTACAAAGGCGCAGACAAGAAAGCCAAGGCCGAGGCTAAAGCTGCTGCCTAATCTAGATTAGGCATAACACTAGGCCGGGAGTCTAATCAACTCCCGGCCTTTTTACTTTGGATACTGTAAATGAAAGTTACAATCACATATCACGATACAGAATCGTTTACTGTAGAAGAAGTAGTAAAGCAAGCAGTACATAACTATGGTCGCCAGGCTCAAGTAGAAGTCATGCCAGAATCTACAATGGCATACGACCATATATATTTTGGCCTACAACAGCTCGTAACACATGAACAGCTAAGTCTACTATTTGACAAAGGTAGTAGTTATCAGCAAGACATTAAAAAGTTACGAGAAAATATTGTTTATAAAGTTACAGAGATTATAGACCAAGTTATAGTAGACAATGAATCTAAGGTAGGTTAATGTGGATGTATCCGCCGTAGTCTTAAATAAATTGCTATCTGAGCAGAGCCTAGATATATGGGCAAAGCTCAAGCTGGTGTTTTTAGACCCGGCATACTCCTCTTTGTATAGTGTCATCAATAAGCACTATGAACGGTATAATAAACTACCTAACTTTGATGACTTAGAACTTACTATTAGAGAAGGTCCGGCAGCTAAAACTCTAGCTACACTAAAGCTAACTGAGTTACCCGATGTTAGTGCTGAAGTAGCCCTTGATGCTCTTATAGATCAGTATACTCAGAACGAAACTGTAAAATTATTAGATAAATTTGTAGACAAACTGCCACTTTACGACTCCAACGAAATAAAAGAAAACTTATCAACAATAGCCCTAACCATAGAAGAAAAGACTCATACTAGTGAAAAAGTATACACAATGAGCGATATTCTTCTATTCCGCAATCCTCAAGAGTTAGAAAAAGAACGTGTTTATCTTGGACTTAACAATACTTTTGATGCTGTGCTTGGCGGCGTGGCTAGACAGGAACTCATACTCATTGGTGGTAAACGAGGTAGCGGTAAGAGTATTACTAGTAGTAATATTTTTATTAATCAGTATGAGAGTGGTAATAGTTGCCTTTACTTTAGCATAGAGATGACAGCTATAGAAGTAATGGAGCGAAACCTAGCTATTCTAGCTAATGTTAATCATCAAAGCCTAAAACAAAATAAATTAACTGATGAAGAAGTGCTTAAAGTAGTAAAAGCCAGAGCCGAGATGTTTGAAGATGCGGATCAAACCGTTCTAGAGTTTATGCGTCACAGAGATAGATTTAAATTTGAAGAAACACTAGTCAGAAACTATCGTCTAAAACAAACCAATCAAATGGTTATTGTTGATGATAGAGACTTGAGCATAGGTGCTATTGACTTGCACATTGGTAAAATGAAGGCTAGATTTGGCGATAAACTAGCTGTTGTAGTAGTAGACTACTTAAATCAAATTGTTGCCGATGGTATAGACCAGTATGACTGGAAACCACAAATTGAGGTATCCAAAAAATTAAAGAATCTGGCTCGTAAGTATGAAATAGTACTAGTAAGTCCGTATCAAATTGATGCTAGTGGTGAGGCAAGATTTTCAAAAGGTATTCTTGATGCCGCCGATATTGCATTAGTAATGGAAGCACACGATAAAGAAAAGCAAGCAATTACCTTTGAAACTACTAAAATACGTGGCGGTAAAGAAATGCAGTTTACCTGTCCTATTGATTGGGATACACTACGTATTAGTCCTCAAACTATAGAAAAACCAGAGCACGAAGAAAAAGTAAAACGCGCAGGAAAAACTAAGAAAACACAAGAACCAGTAGACGATCTACCTTGGAACACATAAATGAGCGATCCAGTACTAGAACTATTGCAAAAACAAGGATTAAGTTATACCGTAAGCGGCAGAGATTATCTTGTAAAATGTATTAATCCAGAGCATGACGATTCAAATCCTAGTTTTAGAATAGATCGAGTAACTGGAGTCGCCCACTGCTTTAGCTGCGGATTTAAAACAAATGTATTTAAACATTTTAATGTTTTTACAAATCCAGTACCAATTAAAATAGCTAAATTAAAGAAAAAATTACGTGATCTTATGGTTACAAATACTGGACTAGATATGCCTCTAGGAGCTACTCCTTACACAAAGCAATTTAGAGGTATTAGTCCAAAAACTTTAAAGAAATTTGAAGCATTTTATACAAATCAAGTAGAAAAGCTTCAGGATAGAATAGTGTTTCCTATTTGGGACATTACTAATAAAATCCAAGTATTTGTAGCCCGGCATACTATGAGCAATGGCAATCCTAGATATGTAAATTATCCTAGTGGTGTGCAGATTCCCTTATTCCCACCACATATGCCGTACGAATCAACTAGCCTAGTGATGGTTGAAGGCATATTTGATTTACTAAATGTCTACGATAAAGGACTACACCCAGTAGTATGCACATTTGGTACAAATACACTTCAAAACGATACACAGCTTAAACTATTACCATACAGAGCCCAAGGTATAACAAAAATCTACTTGATGTTTGATGGCGACGAAGCAGGTCAAAATGCTATGCAAACACTAAAACCACTAATTGAAGATTGTGGATTTCTAGTAGAAATTATAAATCTACCTGAAGATACAGACCCTGGCGAACTAGATCAAGAAACAGTAGACAGCATAAAAAATTATATTGGATATAACACATGAAGCGCGTAGCCTTAATTGACAAAGCACCAAATAGAACTAGATATTCTGACTACTTTCTTTTTGAGTTTGAACACTTTCATATGAGTAGTGTTCCTATTACTAAGTTGCTCAAAAAAGATGTTGATTTAGATTTTGATCATGAACTGTATGATCTAGTTATTCTAGTGGGCGCAGAAGCTGCTAAAGAATATGCTAAAGTTACCAGCGTTACTAACATGGCTGGGCAGCTAGTAGACGATAAGTTTGTGTGTATTACTAACCCGGCAATGCTTGCGTTCAAGCCAGAGGGTAAACCTGACTTTGAGCGTGCACTAGACAAAATCATCAAAATTTATAATGGTGAAGTTAAGCCACTACAGGCTGGCGACTATAAGGGTATTGATGATACTGTAGAGGCTAAAGAATTCTTTAGGGAGGTTTTGGCTGGTGCCCAGGGCGTGGTGTGTATGGATACAGAAACTACCGCACTATATCCTCGAGATGGCTATGTGCTTGGCCTTAGTGTAACCTACAGGTCAAAACATGGCAGATACATTCTTACAGATTGTCTAGATGAAGAATGTATTCAGCTTATTCAAGAAATTGCTGATACTTTTGACATTGTATTTCATAATCTAAAGTTTGACTTTAAGATGATTCGCTATCATCTTGGAATTGACTTTAGACCAGACCATGTTCATGACACTATGGTTATGCACTATGTGCTTGATGAAACTGATAGTCATGGCTTAAAAGAACTAGCCCTAAAGTACACAGATTTTGGTGATTATGATTCTGCTCTAGACACTTTCAAAAAAGAATACTGTAGATCAAAAGGTATTCTAGAAGAGCAGTTTACCTATGATTTGATTCCTTTTGATATTATCTCAGAATATGCAAGTATTGATACTGCTGTAACCTATGAGCTATATCAAAAGTTCTGGCCTATTATTCAAAAGAATGATAAGTTTTTGTGGGTATATAAAAATCTGTTAATCGATGGTACTGTGTTTCTCATGAATATGGAAGAAGTAGGTATTCCTATTAGTGTAAAAAGAATGCAGGCAGCAAAACTTTATCTAGACGATCAGATTGAAGAAGCAAAACAGGCTATATTTACCTACAAGGAGGTACAAGAATTTGAAAAAGATTCTGGTAAAATCTTTAACGCTAATTCTGTGTTTCATCTACGTGAGGTACTATTCGACTATGTTGGACTACAGCCTACAGGTAAAAAAACTAGTACCGGAGCGGTTTCTACAGACGCCGAAGTCCTAGAAAAACTTAGTGAAGAACACCCTCTGCCAGGTGCTATCCTAAAGGTTAGGCAATTAGGTAAAATTCAAAATACTTATATCAATAAAATCCTGCCGGAGCTAGACAAAGATGGTAGAATTAGGACTAATTTTAATCTTATTTTCACAACAAGTGGCCGACTTAGTTCTAGCGGTAAATTTAATGCACAACAAATACCACGAGATGATCCAATTATTAAAGGATGTATCCGAGCTCCCTTGGGCTACAAAATAATCTCGCAAGACTTGACTACTGCAGAGATGTATTATGCGGCTGTATTAAGTGCAGATAAAAACCTGCAACAAGTGTTTAGCAGCGGCGGAGACTTTCACAGTACGATTGCTAAAATGGTGTTTAATCTGCCTTGTGAAGTAGATCAGGTTAAGAAACTATACCCAGAAATGCGGCAAAGTGCTAAGGCTATTAGCTTTGGTATCCTATATGGATCTGGTGCTCAAAAAGTGTCTGTAACTGTTACAAAAGCTACTGGAAAGCCTTATCCAGTTAGACAGGCACAAGATGACATTGACGCATATTTTAACAAGTTTAATAAACTAAAAAAGTGGCTGGACGGTCGCAAACGGTTTATTGAAGAAAATGGGTTTACTTATAGCTTTTTTGGCAGAAAGCGTAGGTTGCCCAATGTGTTTTCTAGTGATAAAGGTATTGCAGCGCACGAGGTACGCAGCGGTATTAACAGCGAAGTACAATCTCTAGCCAGCGATATGAACTTGCTGGCTGCAATGGAAACTCAACAAGAAGTCAATAAACTTGGTTTGGATGCTAAAATATTCATGTTAGTACATGACTCTATTGTTGCGCTAGTTAATGAAAAAGATGTTGATACTTATTGCAAAATCCTAAAAACTAGAACTCAAACTGATCGTGGGTGCAGTATTTCTGGCTCACCTATTGGAGTAGACCAAGATATTGGTGATGACTACAGTTTTGGATCTTTTGAGGAAACTTATGAATTTAGGGGAGATCGTCTGGCCCGTATTTAGACTAGGAGAGCACAAGCCTACTGTTGAGGATGGGGTTGTGTTCTACTCTAAAGAGTACGTAGATAAAGATTCTACAAATAGTTTTATAGGTTTTCGTCTTGTAGACGATAGAACTGTAGATGCACCGACCCTAGGGCTGAGACGATTGCACTTAAAATATCAGCTTGACCAATCAAAACTGTTTCCTATTACTCGCGCAATATACTTCTTGGTGGATTTAATAAAATTAGCAAAGCCTACTACATGGTTTATAGACAACCATGGAAACTTATTTCAGTACAAAAAATCCACACGCGCCAAGCTGGTTTGCCGGAAGATTAAAAGGGTGTTACCTGCGACCAATCTAGGGTGTATTCTAGAAATTGAGGGTCTAGATCAGAGATTTAAGTCTCTCAGACATCCACAAAATGGTGAACGCTATGCTGGTATACTACAGTGGGGTTTAGGTTATATGTTATACGGCTTATACTTGGATCAATTTAAAACTACCTACAGGCTAATCTAGCAAATGAAAGCAGTCATAAGTAATAAAATATACTTAAATGATCCAGGTGCAGAACTATCTAAAAAAATTATTGATACTCTTACCTATAAGTTTAAAAAAGATACTGGTAGTAAACATTTTAGTAGTATAGAAACTATTAGAAACTATAAAATAATTGGTAATGGTATTATTAGTGTTCCACAAGGCCGTAAAGATTTAATTCCTCAAGGCTGGGAAGTAGTAGATAAACGAGTACTTGTTCCTGCTCCGTTTCCAGACCCTAAGTTTGAGCTACGCCCAGAACAACAGGCCGTATGTGACGAGATTACAGATACCTGCTTTATTAATGCACTAGTAGGCTGGGGTAAAACATTTACCGCACTACATCTTGCTAGAAAGCTGGGTCAAAAAACACTAGTAATTACTCACACTACAGCGCTTAGAGATCAATGGTGTGAAGAAGTAGAAAACCTATTTGGTATTAGAGCTGGAATTATAGGTAGTGGTAAGTTAGATTGGGAAGATCATGCTATTACTGTGGCTAATGTGCAAACGCTTGTAAAGCACTGTAATACACTAAGCAAAGAATTTGGAACAATTATTCTAGATGAAGCACACCACTGTCCAGCAACAACATTTACACAAATTATTGACACTTTTCACAGTAGATTTCGCATTGCTCTGTCGGGAACAATGCAACGTAAAGATGGAAAACACGTCTTATTTCAAGATTATTTTGGAAATCATGTTATCAAGCCCCCACAAAGTAACACACTGGCCCCAACGGTCAGGACAGTTAACACTGGAATCACACTTAAACATGGCGCTACATGGGTTGAAAAAGTAAATACACTAGCAAACGATACCAGTTATCAAGAGTTTATTGCTGGCATTGCTAAACAAGAAATAGAAACAGGGCATCAAGTACTTATAATTGCAGATAGGGTGGAGTTTTTACGAAATGTCAAAGAATACATCGGAGAAAATTGTGTGTTGGTTACTGGCGAAACCGGGTTTGATGAGCGTCAGACGATTAAACAACAGCTCCTTAACCGTGAAAAAATGTCGATTGCTGGTAGCAGACAAATCTTCTCAGAAGGAATCTCAATCAACTCACTCTCCTGTGTTATCCTAGCAATACCAATGAACAACGATAGCTTGTTAGAGCAAGTTATTGGTAGAATACAACGACAACATCCTGGTAAATTAGATCCACTAGTAGTAGATCTACAGTTTGCTGGTTGGGCTGATAAAAAGCAAAACAGAAACCGCCTAGGCTTGTACCTTAGAAAGGGCTGGCACATTGAAACGGTTTAAAAAATTTTGACTTGCAAAATGTTCTACAAAGTGATATAATATTATTTTACTTCAAAGAATGATCTTCTTTTTTAACCTAAACAAATTAGAGTTTGCTACAAACAACGACCCTGAATATTTAGTTGCAGCTCTACATAAGTGTTTTCTTGGTATTCGGATACCTAAAAATGCACGAGAAAAGTACAAACCTATTTTGGGGCTAGAAGCAGGCAGTAGTTATTTGTTAAATCCAAAAGCACTATTTGAAGATAAAATAACAGATGCAATATTTAAGGCACAGTATATTAGGCTAGCTGGACGCAGAGATTATCTTTCCTATAAAACCATAAAACAAAAACATCTTGACTTAACCTTATACCCAGACTTAAATATAGCTACAATTAAACACAATCCGCTATTAATAATTAAACACGCACATTTAAAATTTATATACGAGGAAACAAATGGCACTCTCATTTAAACAAACCAAAGGCAAAGCACAAACATCTAAAGTTGAATCTTACGAGTACAAAGACGGAGAAAACTCTGTTAGGCTTATTGGTGGGGTTCTTCCACGCTATGTATACTGGGTAAAAGGTACTAATAACAAAGATATTCCTATTGAATGTCTAGCTTTTAGTCGTGAAAAAGAAAAATTTGATAATCTAGAAAAAGATTGGGTACAAGATTCGTATCCTGACTTGAAGTGCTCCTGGAGCTATGCAGTTAACTGTATTGATCCTAAGGATGGAAAAGTTAAAGTACTAAATCTTAAAAAGAAACTGTTTGAGCAAATCCTAACTGCTGCAGAAGATCTGGGCGACCCTACTGACTACGATACTGGTTGGGATGTGGTGTTTAAGCGTAATAAAACTGGCCCACTAGCTTTTAATGTTGAATACACCCTGCAAGTTCTTCGTTGTAAACAGCGCAGCCTTGGTGATAACGAGCGTAAGCTAGCTGATACCGCAGTATCTATTGATGAAAAGTATCCTCGCCCCACCAGCGACGAGGTAAAAGCCTTAATCGAGAAACTGCAAAAAGGCCAAGAAGAGGAACAAGAGAATCAAACAGATAGCGAACGTGAAGCTGTTAAAGATTTAGCTTAATAATCCAGCCTGCTAAGCCAAAAGTTTAGCAGGCTATTTTATCTTATATTATGAAATTACTTTTTACAGCCGACATTCACATTAAACTAGGTCAAAAGAATGTGCCCACAGAATGGGCTAAAAATAGATTTCAGCTATTTGTAGATCAATTTCATGAGATGCAAGATAAAGCTGATATGATTATTATAGGCGGTGATATATTTGACAGACTGCCTAATATGGATGAAGTCGAGCTATATTTTGACCTAGTAGCTAGCCTTCAAAAACCCAGTGTTATTTATAGTGGTAATCATGAAATGGTTAAAAAGGATACTACCTTTTTAACATATCTAAAACGTGCAACTTGGCGATTAAATAAACTAGTAACTGTATGTGATGACTATAGGAGTGATTTACTTGGTGGAGACATTGATATTATTCCTTATAATAAATTACGGGATTTTCAAGATAATTACAGTAATTTAGACTTTCAAGGTAGAGTGCTAGTAACTCATGTTCGTGGAGATATTCCTCCACACGTTAAGGCAGAAATTAATCTAGAACTACTAAATCGCTGGCAAGTAGTACTAGCAGGAGATCTACACAGTTATGAAAACTCTCAGCGTAATATTCTCTATCCCGGTAGTCCTTATACTACTAGCTTTCATCGTAACAGAGTTGAAACTGGATGCATCTTACTTGACTTGGACAATTTGGAACATGAGTGGCTAAAGTTTGATCTACCACAGCTTATTAAGCGAACAGTAGGCGTAAGCGACCCTAAACCGCAGACATACCCCGATCATACAATCTATGAGATTGAGGGTAACTTGCACGAATTAAGTCAACTAGAAGATAGTGACCTAATCGATAAAAAAGTAGTAAAACGAGCACAAGATACTCAGCTTATTCTAGACCCTAATATGACTATGGCTGAGGAAGTTCGTGAATATCTTACCTATATTCTAGAACTAGATCAGACTACAATTAATAGCGTATTAGAGGAATTTTATAATGCCAGAGACAAACTTACAGATTAAACAAGTTGTTGTATGGTCGCAGCCAAACTGCCCTGGGTGTGATACGGTTAAAAAATTATTAGATCAACTTGGTGTTCCGTACCAAGTTAACGTAATAGATACGCCAGAAACTAAACAACTATTTTTTAGTACACTACCGGGTGCACGCAGTGTTCCACAAATTGTAGTAGATGGTAAATGGATTGGTGGACTACAGGAATTTAGAAGATTTTTAAATGATAATAATAAAGCACTTAAAATGGTCTAACTGTTTTAGTTACGGCAAAGATAATCAAATAAACTTTACTAGTGCTCCACTAATGCAATTAATTGGTAAAAACGGACACGGTAAAAGTTCTATAGCTCTTATACTTGAAGAAGTTCTATATAATAAGAATAGCAAAGGTATTAAAAAAACAGATATTTTAAACCGATATGTAAAAGATAACTGGTATAACGTAGAACTTGCACTAACAAAAGATAACGATGAGTATAGGATAGAAACAAAACGATCTGGTTCTCAGATTGTTAAGTTGTATAAGAATGGCAAAGATATAAGTGGGCATACTGCTACTACAACCTATAAAATTATTGAAGACATTATAGGTATTGATCACAAAACTTTTACGCAAGTAGTTTACCAAAGTGGTGCAAATAGTCTAGAGTTTCTAACTAGTGCGGATACGGCTCGTAAAAAGTTTTTAATTGAACTCCTAAACTTAACTAGGTACACAGAAACTGGTGATCAATTTAAACGCCTACACCAAGATCTAGGAGTACTAGTAGCCAGTGCAGAATCTAAGTTGCGAACAATTCAAGACTGGATTGATAAGTATAACAAACAAAATTTAGAACAAAAACCACTTCTACCAGTTCCTTCCCAGCCAGAAGATGATATAAGCCAATATGCTAGTATTCGAGAAACTATTAGTACTATAAGTGCTAAAAATAAAAAGATTTCTCAGAACAATACATATAAAACAGTTCAAGGTAAATTAAAACTGTTACCTGTACCAGAAAAACCTACAGAAACTATTAGCGAATATATAACTAAACGTGCTGAACATGATAAAACTGCACAAGATGCTCAACAGTTTATTCGTAAACTAACTAATCTATCAGATTCTTGTCCTACTTGTTTACAAGCAATTAACAGAGAAAAAACTCAACAATTGCTTAATGAATATGAACAAATCGTTACAACTAGTAAAGAGTTTAGCCAACAAGTAAACACAAAAATTCAAGATATTGAAAACAGATTAAAACTGTGGAAAGAAGCTATAGAAGCTCAGGCAGAATGGGAAAAATACTATCAACTAATTGATAATGATTTACCCAATGAACTCTTAGATGAAAAAATTCTACAAAAACAGCTAGATGAGTTGCAAAAATCCATACAACAAGCTAAAACTGCAATTCAAACTATTGAGCTAGAAAATCAAGCACGACAACAGCATAACAGTAAAGCAGAACTTTTAAAGTCTCAGCTTGCTGATATGCAAGAAGATTTAACTACTTGGCAAGCTAATCTTGCAGGTTTACAAAGCCGCCTAAATATACTAGCGATTCTAGTAAAAACATTTAGTACAACTGGTTTAGTAGCTTATAAAATAGAAAACTTAGTAAAAGATCTAGAGGTACTAACCAATCAATATTTAGCTGAATTAAGTAGTGGAAGATTTCAACTTGCGTTTGAGATTAGTGGTAATGACAAACTTAATGTTATTATTGTAGACAATGGTAATAACATTGATATACAAGCATTAAGCGGCGGAGAGCGTGCCAGAGTTAATGTAGCTACACTGCTTGCTATTCGTAAGCTAATGCAGAGTTTATCTCAAAATCGAGTAAACTTACTAATCTTAGATGAAACTGTAGAAGCTCTAGACTTAGACGGAAAAGAAAAACTAGTAGAAATTCTTTTACGCGAAGAAAATTTAAATACACTACTAGTATCACACGGCT